CCTCCATCAGCAGGGCGAAGGTCTCCGGCTTGGTGCTGTCCCCGCAGACAAGCCGGTGCCGCCCCAACGTCCACACATCCCTGGCTTTGGTGATGGTAGGCTTCTGCAGCTCGGCGTCCACATCGAACTCGTCATCCTTCACCCCATCTTTCAAGCTATCCTTGAAGAGGTCATCAATTTCGGCTGGGTCAAAGCCGGTGAGGGATACATCAAAATCGGCGCCCTGCAGGTCGGAGATAAGGAGCATCAGCTTGTCCTTGTCCCAATCGCCGGAGATTTTGTTGAGGGCGATGTTGAGAGCTTTTTCCCGTTCCTCATCCATCTCCACCACCACACACTCCACCTCGGTGACGCCCATGTCCATGAGCACCTTCAGCCGCTGATGACCGCCCACCACCCGTCCGGTGGACTTGTTCCAGATCACCGGCTCTACATAGCCGAACTGCTCCATGGAGCGTTTCAGCTTGTCGTATTCCGGGTCGCCGGGCTTTAAGTCTTTGCGGGGATTGTAGTCGGCGGGGATGAGGTCGGCGGTGTGTTTACGTTCAATCAGCATACTTTTCCACCGCCTTTCTCAGTTCCTCAGTCTTGTCGAGGTTCTCCCAGCTGAACTTGTAGCCGTTGAAGTGTCCGTAGGCGGCGGTGTCGGCGTAGATGGGAGCGCGGAGATGCAGCAGGGACATAATGGCGGCGGGCCGCAGATCGAACACATCCAGCACCGCCAGCCGAATCACATCCTCGTCCACCCTGGCTGTGCCAAAGGTGTCGATCTCCACAGCGGTGGGTTCCGCCTTGCCGATGGCATAGGAGATGGACACCTGGCATTCCTCCGCCAGCTACGCGCCCACCACGTTCCGGGCGATAGCTCTGGCCATGTATGCGGCGCTGCGGTCCACCTTGGTGGGGTCCTTCCCGGAGAAGGCTCCGCCGCCATGGGCAGCAAGACCGCCGTAGGTGTCCACCATCAGCTTCCTGCCGGTCAGTCCGGTGTCGGCGGCGGGACCGCCCTCCACAAACCTGCCGGAGGGGTTGATGAGGATCTCCACATCCTTGGGGAAGTCGAAACGATCCAGAATGGGATACAGAACCTCCGAGATGATCTCCCGGCGAAGCTCCTCCAGATCCTTGTCCGCATCGTGCTGGACGGACACCACGATGTTCTTGGCGCTCACGGGTTTCCCATCCTCATAGGCCACGGTCACCTGGGCCTTGCCATCAGGGCCGACGCCACGGATGGTCCCATCGTGCATGGCGTCATCCAGTCCTTTGCAGATTTCATTCGCGAAGACCACCGGGACGGGCAGACGGGTCCAGGTCTCCCTGGTGGCGTAACCGTACACGGTGCCCTGGTCGCCAGCGCCGGTGGATGCGAACACATCCTCGCTGCTACCGTCCCGCACTTCCAGCGCGGAATCCACACCGCCGGCAATGTCGGGACTCTGCCGGTGAACATAGACGAACACGATGAATTTCATGGGGTTGTAGCCCACCTTGCGGAGGACTTCCCGGACCACCGAGCGGATGTTGATCTTCGCCGCGCAGGTGATCTCCCCGCAGACGAAGATTTTTCCCTTGGTGGCCATGACCTCACAGGCGCAGCGGGAATAGCGGTCGTGCCGCAGGCACTCGTCCAGAATGCTGTCGGCGATCAGGTCGCACAGCTTGTCTGGGTGGCCGCGCCGCACGCTCTCAGCCGTTTTGTATTTTGTCATATCAGTTTCCTTTCCGAGCGGACAGCAGCCGCTCCATCACATCGTCCTGGGGCGTGGCCCCGCCATACTCGCTGGAACAGTTCTCCTTGACGATTTGGTAGATCTCCATCCACAGGCGGTTGGTCTGGGACATGAAGTTCTGACTCATCGCCACATAGGGGCTTTGAATGGCGTTCCCCGTGGTGGGGTGCTTGGCGAGGAACCCGTACTCGGTGATGGCCTCCTCACACTGTATCCAGCGGGCCACGCTCATGGCGTATCGCTCCAATAGCTGCGGGGAAACGAGAGCGGCGCAGCCCCGCTCCGCCAGCCAGGTCCAGGTCTTTTCATAGACCTCGGCGGCGACCAGCGTCTTGCCATCCTTCTGGGTGGCGGACAGCATGGCTGACGGTTTCGGCATGGGCTGACCTTCTAAATCGGCTGTGTCCTGAAAGTCGATGACAGTCAGCTTCCTTCTGCCGGGATTGCCCTCGGCGATCTTGTCTACGAGGGGCTTCTTCTTTGCGCCGGCACCAGCACGGGCACCGCCGCGGTTGGTACCGTCTTTGGCCACAGGCTACCTCCTTTCTCGGCCTGGGGTATATACCCCCTTTGAAACCGCGATTTTGTGCGCGAGACCCCCAGCCCGTTGCACGGCCCACAGGCTGTAGAGATTTTTATTCCCCTACCGTCAGTTTTGTGCTATACTATGTTTGTAACATTAGTTGGTTATGGTGACAATCATGTCCCTGCTCAACGGAGTCCCAGTCGACACAGTTTCACTCTTCTTGACGGTAATTCAAACAGCAATTGCTATTGGAAGTTTAAAGGGGGAACTCGCGATGGTAAACGGGTATAACACGGTGGTATGCGGCGCGCACGGAGTGGCCTCGTTGTAACTGTGGACTCCGCAGGGGAAATGTGAGAAACCTTAACAAGTGCCCATAGCAGGTTCGAATCCTGCCCGCTCCGCCATATTGGAGACTACCCTTCGGGGTGGTCTCCATTTTTTCTGTGCCAGCGATCCCCGCGTTGGGCGTGGATTCTGGCGTGACAGGATTTACAGAGGGCAACGAGGTGTGATGCACCTCCTCAGCGGGAGTCAGCCTGCCATCCCGCTGGCACAGCTCGCACAGCGGGTGCTCCTGGATGTACCGGTCGCGGATGCGCTTCCAGGCGCGGCCATACCTACGGCGTACAGCCGGGTCACGGTCGTACTTCTCGTAGCGTTTAGCTTCCGCCTTGGCGTGCTCCTCGCAGAACCTGCCGTCCGTCAGCTTGGGACAGCCGGGGTACGAACAGGGGCGCTTTGGCTTTGTGGGCACCATTCCACCTCCTTCCGGGCATAAGAAAAGCCACCGCAGGGGTGGCCCCACGATGGCTTCGCTTGATTCTTTTGGCAATTATAATGGTACCACGGGGCGGCACTCTCATTCA